TATAAATGCCTAGGATAAGGTCAGTTTCCGACGTTAAAGCAAACCTACTTAGACCTGCATTAACATCTCATTATGAGGTCTTTATTGGCATTCCATCAAGAGATAAAGATGGTAATTCTAGTAGTCAATTTACCAATTATCTACAGCAAAATAAACTTAATTGGAATGTAAGTCAGGACAAAATTCAATTGTCTTGTTCTGAGGCACTTCTTCCCGGTTCTTCCTTTGCCACTCACGAATTAACTGGAGATAGGACAGGTGTTACTGAGAGACACGTTTATAGGAGAGTTTATGATGATCGTATTGATTTAACTTTTTATATTGATATAACTCCAATAGATCCATATGCTTCTGTTAGATTTTTTGAAACTTGGATGAAGTTTGTAACTAATGAATCTATTGCAGGAACTAATAGTGTTGCGTCTGAAAGTTTTTACTACCGGGTAAAATATCCCGTTGAATATTATGGATCTTTAAAAATTACAAAGTTTGAAAGGACTGGAGAAAAAAATAGATATAAAGATTTGAATGCAAATCTTACATATAATTTCGTTGGAGTTTTTCCAACAGCAGTGAGTTCGATGCCAATATCGTATGAATCTTCTCAGTTACTTAAAGTTACTGTATCATTTTCCTACTTGAGATATTATATTGATAGTATGCCGGGAGGTTCTGGAGAGCAATCATCTCAGTCATCCGATACTACAAATCAAGCATTAACTCCAGCTGAGCAAGCAATTTTCAATAATAACAAACTCAGCAATTCTTTCTATACTGGTGGGACTGATTTGGGTGCAAACTTCTCCGATGTTAGTTTCGGTAATAGTTCTGATGGTTTTGGCAACATTCCTACTTGGGCACTGTCTGGGCAATATGCTCTAGGAAATGGTGGGAGTAATACTGGTTCCTTTAGTCAAGCAGCAGCGCAAGAAAACGGACTTCAAAATAGAGGTATAGTTTCTGGTGGTACTATTGGAGGTATTAATCAGGGAGTAATCGGTAATACTCCAGGTGTTGATTCTAACGTTGGATGATCGTAATAAATAATCACATCTGAATTGTATAGGAGATTATGCCTTTACCAAAGATTGCTACGCCAACTTATGAACTTGAATTGCCTTCAACTGGACAACAAATTCAATATAGACCTTTCTTAGTTAAAGAAGAAAAACTTCTTGTAATTGCTTTAGAGAGTGAAGATACAAAGCAAATTACAACTTCTATTAAAACTGTTATTAAGAACTGTATTAATACAAAGGGAGTGAAGGTAGAGGAACTTCCAACTTTTGATATTGAGTACCTGTTTCTTAATATTCGCGGCAAATCTGTCGGAGAAGAAATTGAGGTTAATATTATTTGTCCTGATGATGAGGAAACGCAAGTTCCTGTAAAGATTAATATTGACAATATTAAAGTTCAAAAGGATGAAAAACATTCCACTAGAATTAAGGTTGATGATTCAATTATGATGGAAATGAAGTATCCATCACTAGAACAGTTTATCAAAAATAACTTTGATTTTACCGGAGCAAATGCTATCGATCAATCTTTTGATCTAATTGCATCTTGTATCGATAAAATTTACACTGAAGATGAAGTTTGGACAACATCTGATTGTACAAAGAAAGAGATTAATGAGTTCCTGGATCAGATGAACTCTTCTCAATTTAAAGATATTGAGAAGTTCTTTGAAACTATGCCAAAACTTTCTCACACAATTAAAGTTAAAAATCCAAATACTGGTGTTGAAAGTGAAGTTGTCCTAGAAGGGTTATCGTCTTTTTTCGCGTAGCACTAGTCCATATGGACTTGATGTCATATTTTAAACTTAATTTTTCGTTAATGCAGTATCATAAATATTCATTAACAGAGATTGAAAATATGATACCATGGGAACGTGATGTTTATGTTGAGCTTCTAAAGCAACATCTGGAAGAAGAACAAACAAAACAGCAACAGCAGATGAACAATGCCCACTTCTAAAGCAATATCTGCTTCCAAGTTTCTTGGAAAAGATAGGTATGAACATTACCTAAATGAATTATTAACTGAAAATACTTTAGGTGGGCAGAAACTTTCTAATGCTCAGATAAAAGAAGCATTCTCAAAAAGAAGAAATAAAATAAGTTTTGAAAAGTTTGTAGACAAGGTAATTTCTACAAAGACTGTAAGAGCAGCATCTTTTCCCAGTACTGGTCCTGTCCTAGGACCAGCTGGTGGTGGATTGGGG